CTTGGTTATTTTGGCGAATAATTGCCTCTAATACATTAACTACGTCAGTCGGCAACGAAATGCTGCTGGTTCCCTGCACTAGAGCATAAGTAGCCTGCTCAATGGTCCACAGGTTCAACCCACGATTGGCCCAGTCAAGAAACAGGAGGTTGAGCGAGCGGCGTGCCGACGTAAGTTGATACCCACTGGTCGGTCGCATGCCGCAGCGCTCAAATGCCTCTTCGATCAGATCATCAATCGACAGGTCAAATGTGGTCGTGTTGGAGGTAGTCATTTGCTGTACAAGTTGTCAAATGTCGCCTGTGCGTCCATGTACGAGTCGTCTTGCTCTGCACAGTGCGTCCACTGACTTGGCTTGAAATCAGGGGCACCCTCGCCTGTTTGCCAAAACGCGGGGCTTGTGACCCGGACGCGGTTGTTTGGCAACGCCACAATGTTCCCCGTCCACTTGCCTGCATCGGTCAAAAGCAAAACATGACTTTGCTTGTGCTGTGCGGGACAATCGGCCACTTCGCTCTCGGCATAGTCCACGGTGAACAGGTATCTGCCCGTGTAAAACTCGCCGTCAATTTTGCACAACCAAGGGCTGGGGCTGGTCCTGGCAAACTTTATTACCGTGTGGTGGTGAGAAGGGCAGTCCCAAGGCTGTGCTAAATGGGTGGGCATGCGCTCCGGCCACTCTTCCAGGGGGATATCTCCCACCAGCGCTGTGATCGGCATGCGCGCCCACATGGCTCCTCCATGCACGTTTTCAGAGCCATCTACTTGGCTTTCACACCCGGTAAACACAAGCTGAAAACTCAAGCAACGATCCGGCATGACGTTGACCGCAATGACATTTGCGTGCAAGTACTCGCCATGGTACTTCTGGTGCATGTGGGTAAACTCGCGTCTAACCCAGCACTTAAAGTACGGAATATTGCTGATGAGGTATGCCATTACTTAGCGCGTTTGGCCGCGCCGCCCGCAGCATAGCCTTTAGACATCATGCCGCCAGCAGCGTAACCCTTGGTCATCATGCCACCGCCCATTTTGCCAATGGGTTTGCCCATGGCCCTGCGCTTGTGTTCATTGACGTTGCCTTTGTTGGCCATGCCACCTTTGGCCATCTTGGGGATACCCGTAGAGGTACTTGTCTCAGACCTCATCTTGTTTGCGGGGCCGCTTTCAACCGCACCACCGCCGCGCGAAGCGGCTCCCATTCCACGTCCAGCCATATCAAGCTCCTTTTTTCATTGCACGGCCCTTGACGTCGGCCGTTTTACGTTTAACAGCGCGACCCATCTTGTCGCCCATGTCAGAATCTTTCATCATCTTGCCGTTAGGCATCTTGTGCATGCCTACCGCGCCGCCTTTTTTCATTGCGGGAGGCATGCCCTGGGGCATCGGGCCGCGCGCAGGAGGCATCGCGCCCTGCATTGGCATGCCGCCAGCAGGACCGCCCATTTGCATCTTCTTGGGCGTGCCGCCTTTTTTCATTTTGCCAACGCCATCGGCCGCAAAAGCCGGCACTGATTTGCCGCCTTTTTTAACCATTTTCATTGCTGCTTTCATGTCGTCCGTCCTTTTTGCATGTCATCGAGTTTTTGCTCAATGCGGTTAAACCGTTGATCCATGTGAACTACCAGTTTTTCAACCCGGTCGTCCACTTCCCTGCGCGTAATGTGGTCCCTAGCAACCTCTTCGCGGGTGCGGTTCAGCAAAATGCCGATACGCCCAAGCTCGTCGAACTTGCTTTTAAGCAAGAACCCCATGAGGCCCACTACCGCTGTCAAAACAATGTTCCATACCATCATCTCCATGTCAGCACTTCCATCTGGCTAGGGCAGCCGCCTTGCGGGTAGGCTTGCCTTTTTCATCTTTCATGGGCCCCGGCATACCTCCCATGCGCGCGCAAAAGGAGTCTTTGCGCGGTCCACCTTTAGGTTGGGGGGCCTTGAGGTTGCTGCCTGTTGCTGCGTTGTACTTGGCCCTGCCCTTGGCAGTCAGACCCGCCCCTTTAGAGACGGGCAATTTCTCGCCGCGACCGACCGAAAGGGAAGGGGTCTTTTTAGCCATTACTGCGCTGCCCCACCATAAAAGAGCAGCGTGACACTGGTAACTTCAGCGCTAGAGACATCAATAAACACCCCTGAGTCAAAGAGAATTCCCATATCCGGGAGGATGAGGTCAGTGGCTCCGGCCGCAGCAGGGGTAGTGATAGTCAGCAAGGCTGTGCCTGCAGTGGTGCTGCCGTTCTTCAACGTAAAAGACGCGGCCGTTGCCGTGTTTGTGAAATAGATGCCAGCTACTCTTGTGCGGCCTCCAATTGCATGGCCATCAGCAGTCTTTGTGACTGCCTGAATATTGCTGTTGCTCATGTCGGCCCCCTAATTAAGCAGTGCGCGTGAAGACGTATGCGGTGGCACTGGAGAACATGATGGTGAAACGAGCAAGACCCGTGGCGCCAACAGGAATTGTCAGGTCACCAAAACTGCCGGGGGTGTCAGCGGCAGCGCTTGACAAAATGCCGTTGGTGGCTACCGCCACAGTCACGGCGCCGGAGCTTGTGCTTGCGGTGTTGTCAATGTACAGATCAAAAACCGTGCCCTTGACCGCGCCCAGTGCTGCTCCAAGCAAAGTGCCCGTTGGCAAAGTGATGACTACAGCAGTAGCTGAAGTGACTGTGATGTAACCTGTTGCTACCTCTGCGGCTGTGGCGGTCGCAGTGGCGTTAATTGCAGCGGTCGTAGCGTGCGTGATGCGGCCCGATCCTGCAATGTTGCCGGTGACGTTGCCGGTGACGTTGCCCGTGAGATTGCCAACAAAGCCATTGGTGGACGTGACCGGGCCCGAAAACGTGGTGGATGCCATAATTTTTCCTTACATGCAAGTTGGAGCACATCTGTCTGCATGTCGTCAGCCGGGACTGTCAGATGTGCCGGAAGGCCCGGAATAGGCTCAATATACCCTATTTTTAAAGAAAGAAAAAGGGGCCGAGGCCCCTTTTTTGGTCGGTAATTTCCAACTTGTTACGCGCCTGGCGAACCAAACAAGCCGCGCGGATCGCTGAAGCCGAAACTGTAGCGTTCACGTGCCTTGTAGCGGACGTTGCCGGTGTCGAAGTCGCCTTCAAAACCCGTCTTCATGTTCACGCGTTCAAACATTTTCATGCCGTTGGGAGCATCAGTCTTGATGAAATATGCGTCCGGATCGGTCAGGAAGTTGTTGACCACGTAGCCCTGAGGCACCATGCCCATGTTGAGGATGGCGTTGATGTCGTTATCTGCAGTGCTAACGCGAAGCGTGGACTTCAGAATACGATCAGCGGTGAACATCAACTCCTTGGGGATGATCAACTTCAGGCCTTGGACAGCGATCTTCAAACCGCGCTCATCAGTGAACGCGGAGATGTCGATCAGGGACTGTTCCAAGGAGGTCTCGGACAAGTCAGCCGGCGTGGCCAAGGTGTTGGACAGGTTTGGACCACTCAGGGTGGGGTGGTTGGTTGCGCACAAAACCACGCCGTCGCCACCGATGGAGGTGGTGAAAGCGCCGTTCAGCACAGCTGCCGCCTTGATCTGCTTGGTTTGAGCCATCGAACGGGCCAGGGCCTTGGTGTAGCGGGCCGACAGGCGGTCGTAGAGGTTGTCCTCAACGGCTTCTTCGGTTAGCGAGAACGCCAGGGCGATGGTCTCGTGGGTGTAGCGAGCCGTGTAGACCTCTTGCGCCTGGTCGTACGAAACGCCAGCGCCCTCAGTCTTCACAGGAGCTTCGCCAAAGCCGGATTCCATCACTTCCTCTTCAAACGCACGGTCAGAAGATTCAACGGAGTAGATTTGGAGATGCTGGTTCTCGTAGTTTTTGTACTCGAGGCCGAACAAAGCATTGAGACCAGGCTCAAGCTCTTTCACCAGTTGTGCACGTGAAATTGCCATGATTTAGCTCCTTTATTGACCAGCAACACCTGCACTACCGTACACGTGTTCGTTGATCTTGACTACCACCACGGCAAAAGAGCCGTACTCGTTACTCGGGACGTTGTACAAGCCAACAGTCTTCAGGTTCAGCGCAGCTGAAGTGGCAAGCGTGCTGGAGTTCAACTCCATGGTGGACACACCAGTGGTGGTGCTTCCGCCGGTACCGATAACATCTGCGTTCTTGCCTACATCCGCAGCAACAAAACCTGCGTCGCACTGGATTAGGAACAGCTGACTAGGGTCGTCAATTACGTCGGCAATGATCTTGCCAGCGGTGATGTTGACGGAACCTGGGTAGAAGTTCTTAAACGTAGGCTTGCCGGTGGTGGGATCAATGTAGTTGCAACCGTTGAACACGCCTACCGCAGCAGTATGTGTGGCCGGGAGAAACCGAGTAATAAAACCCGCTGAAAGAGCGACTAGGTCGCCTTGAAAAATTGTTCCAGACTGGTTATCGGCAATCTCATATCCGTACTGTTTCTGAGCACCAGTAGCGGAAAGATTGCCAATAGGTCGAAAGCCGAAAGCCTTGTCGATATTAGCCATTTGTCATTTCCTTAGAAAAAAATTTTTTAGCCCTTGTTAGAGCCGCCAAAAGAAACGCGCGATTGACGTGTGGGCCGCTGAATGGTCATGCTGTTGTGAGCATTCGCTTTCATCAGCTCATTGTCGGCCGCCTGCAATTGGTCATTCGCTCTACTTTGGTAATACGCGTTGCGTTCTTCCAGCGTCTCGGTTGGGATACGTGCAAGAAGTAAGCCTCCCACGCTGATAACACCAGCATGTCGGCCGTCTTCTACTGTTGGGATGTGATAGTCGGGGTACTCGTCCCCACGAACCAGCTCGTACCCCTCGCGGAGCTTTCCAGAGATGTTCGTGCGGTCGTCTTTGCCTCCGACTTCAGATCGAATCCAACGGTGCTTATACCCAGGAGGGGCAGGTGGCGCATCCAGTCGTGAAGGAGGTGTCCATGGTTTACGTCGCGCATCTTTATCACGGGATTCGATCCCGCGAGAAATGCGATTGAGTGTAGGTACTTTAACGTCTGACATGGCCTTAATCCTTTACGTACTTGGCGTATTCCTCAAGAGGAACACCCAGCTTTTTAGCAATTGCAACTTGACTTGGGGTCAACTTGACAGTGCGGCGTGCGTTGTTAATACCCGATGATCGGGATGCAGGTGCCACCGTTTGCACGTTCCTGGCGGACCTGTTATTTTGCGCCTGCTGACCCCCTCTCAATTTCTGGGGGAAGGTCTGTTTTAAGCGGTTGTCAAGCTCATCATAATACTCATTGCTGTTTGGGTCAAATCCTTCGCTTTGAATTAACTGGCGATGAATTCCCCAAGCAGCATGGGTCATGGCAGTATCTCGGCCGTACCAAGGGTTGCGCTCGGCCCACTCTTCCACCCGTGGGTCGACTTCTTGCTGAACCTGTACCTGAGGCTGTTGGGCGGCCTGCTGGGCAGCAACCTGTTGCTGATATGTCCACTGCTGGGTCTGCTGGTCGCGTTGCTGCGTGGCAACAGCAATCTGGTTTTGCTCCATGGTGAGCGAGGTCAGTCGCTGCTGGGCTTCCGTTTCGGTGTCAATGTCACCTTCTTCACGTGCCTTGCGAATGATCTGCTTTAGAGCCACCACTTGCGTCTGAACACGGCCCGAGGCCTCGCCCAAGCGGGCGCTGTCCACGCTCATGTACTGCTGCTCAAGATGTTGGGACCGGGCCTGCACGTTCTTGGCATACTCCAAGGCGGCCTGCTCACGGCGCTGGGTCTCGCGCAAGCGCGCGGTCAGTTTGTCAATGCGCTTTTTAACCCCTTCGCTGTACTGGTCAAGTTCTCCCCCGCTGTCTGTAGTCTCGACCCGAGGCGCTTGGGGCTTGTCTAACACTTCAGCAGCGCCGTCCTCTCTAATTGAGACGGTAGCAGGACTCTCGTCCTCTCCTACTTTAAATTCCAGTTCATCGTTCATCCAAGTCTCCTTTACATGTGCAGAATGTCTTCAGGGCTGTTCACCACTCCAAGTACCTCGTCGTCGTTGATGAGACGAATCTCACCTCCGTCGATTGGGATGCGCGCGCCGGCGTAACGGCCAAAGATAATCCAATCCCCCTGTTTGCACCAAGCACCAGTGGGGAATTTGGATTCATCGGCGTAGGCCAGGGCCCCTACCTTCAAGACGTAGCCGCACACGGTGCCAAGCTGGGTCCGACGCTGCGTTTCTTCGGCCAGGACAATTCCGCCCTTGCTTTTTTCAGCGCCTCGATAGGGAAGGATGGCAATGCGCCACCCGGTAGGCTGGGGAATGGTGTCAATAACCGCTTGGTCCAGTTTTTCTGGGTCAAAACCCAGTTCTGTGTAAGCATCGTCGAGTGCCGGCGGTTTGTTAACCGCCTCCTCGGCCCACTTACGCTCCAAGGCGGTCATGGGGATTTCAGGGGTTACTTCGGCTTCCATGGTCTTCCTTTCATTTGAGAAAATCGTCAACATCATCCGTGACTTTTTTGAGCAAGTCTTTCACGGAATCTTCAACCATTCTCAAACCTTCAAGGCGTCCCATCATGAAGCGATACCGCTCCATGTCTGTGATGGTCCCGTTCAGGACAATCTGTTTAGACTGATCCTGGAGTTTCCTGATTTCCTTCAGAACTGCTTCTGCAAATTCAAGCATGGTGTTTCCATGAAAAGCAGACGGCACTAGGCTCCGTCTGTTAGCGCTCACTCACTTATCAGTATATCTTAACCGGCCTATTGCCATCTTTCTTTTTTACCACCATGAACGGACCTTGGACTCCCTTGGGCGTCTGAACTCCGCTCTTGGACTTTTTAACCTGGGCCGTGGGCCGTGGGCTGATAGGTTTTTTAATTGGCATACTGGCCTCTCGGTTGTTGGGGTTGGCTGGCTTTAACCTGTTGCAGTTGCAGCTTCTGCATATTGATCTGGTTGGTTTGCTGCGCTTTTTGCTGCTCCAAGGCCAAGCGTTTTTGGTCCATGCCAATGCGTGCCTTGTCTGCTTCTGCGCGCTGGGCAATCTCCTTCTCCTTGATCTGCACCAGCGGATCAGAGCCTTCGCCACCCGCAAGTTTATCCTGCATCTCCCGCACTTCTTTCATGCCTATGGCGATGTTGATAGCAATCATGCCCTCTTTCTGAATGGCAGAGACCATGCGGTCTGGATCGGTTCCATATTGCTTAAACAACTCGACTTCCATGTCCTCTTCCGCGCGCAGGCGGATGTGTTCCAACACGTGCTTCTGCAGTTCAGCAGCAGACATCGGGTTAGCCTGCAGAATAGGTGACATGCCCATCATCAAGTGCGTTGCAATGTGCGCGTCGTGCTGCTGGCCGGCGAAGGCTTTGAGCTTCATGCCGTTGAGCACGTCGCTGTTCTCAGACGCCGGGTCCCGCGGCATGTTGGTGTTTTGCGGCATCAGCACACCGTCAATGTCCCGGATGTTCAACGCTGCATACATGCGGTAGTAGGCCTCGTACATGTTGTGCATGTTCGGGGCGCTCTGGGCGAGCTGCAACTGCATCTGAGCAAGTTGGATGCGCTGGGCAGAACTGAAGATGTTGGGGTCCGCCACCGGCTGCACCGACACCATAGAGTCAAAGTCGGCCTTTTTGATTTTGCGGCTTGCGCCAGGCACGTCGTAGGGGTACTCGTTCGGCATGTACTGGCCAAAGCCCTCAAACAGCAAGCGGAACTCCAGCGTTTGAGCGTAGTGCAGGCGCTTGTGGATGCTGGACATGACCATGGAGCCGCGCTCCAGCAGCGCCAAGGTCGTTCCCACCTGTGCGTACTGGTTGCCGTCGCCCACCTGCATGTCGGCAGTGCTGGACAGGCGCTTGCCGGCGTCCACAAGAAAGCCCATCAGCGCAAACAACACTTGGCTGGGCTCTTTGTAAGGCAAAGGCATCAAGGAGGCCGAGAGTTCTGCCCCGCCGGCGTCAATGTCGCGCCATTCACCCGGCTGGATAGGGTCAGAGTCGTCCGCGATCCGTGCGCCTTTGGCCTTGAAGCCTGCAGGGAGGTTGGAGAGCGTGCCCGCGTCAATCAACTGGCGCAAAGCGCTTGTGGCAGCCTTGCCAAGGCCCCCGATGAGGTGCACAAAGCCCAAGCCGTAAGCTCCAGGGCCCTCGACCAGCACGTAATGCACAAAATAGTTGCGCCGCGTGCATTTTTTGTCGTCTTCTTTCCAATTTCGACGAATTCCAACCACCCTGAGCGTGTCTTCAGCCAATGTCACCACGTAAGGGCGCTTGATTCCGGTCATTTCGCCGTCTTCGTCCATGTCCTCGAAGCCTTGAAGGTCCAAATCGACCAATTGCTCAAGCAAAAACACCTCGCCAACGTCGTCGGTGGGCTGAATGCCGGTAATTTTGTCAATGGCTTCCCGAATTTGGCTTGCATCAGCGGGAGAGGCATAGGTGTCAAGGGGCACATCAAGGTATTCTCCTGCCAACGCCCGCTTGCGGTACTCGTTGGAGTCCATTGCAATGCGGTGCGTTAGGCGCGGGCACTGGGAAACGACGCTCGAGCCGTTGTACGGGATGTAGACGTCGTCCGCCAGGCACAGTTTTGACACCATGCGGCCCAGCTGGTGGTCGTAGTAGACCTTTTTGAAGGTCGAACCGCCGTAGCCGGTGTAGAAAAGCTGCTGGTCAAACTCAGGCGTGTACTCCTCCATCACCGTGGTGATCTGGTAGTTCATAAAGTCCTGCACCCGGCCGGCCTGCTGGAACTTTTCCACGGTTTCCTTGCCCATGATCTGCGATCGGACAGGGCCTCCGGCCGGCATCAACTCCTTGAAGGCCTGCGCTTGGAATTGAATGATGGCCTCGGTCAACATAGGATGGGTCGCGCCCGACGCGCCACGGAAAGGCTTGGTGCGCTCCTCCATGCGAAAGCCCAACAAGTCCAGGCCCTTGGCATACATCTGCTCCCAGTCGGAGCGGGAGCCTTTGTCCGCCTCAAACAGGGCCGACACGTCAATGCCAATCTTGGCCAAGATGTCCTGCTCAATGACCGCGGCTAGGTTGCTGTAGAAGTCCACCTCTTCGGCGTCCTTCTCTCCCATTTCAACGATGGCACCACCATCTTCTTCAATGATAATTTCAATGTCCGTCTGGGGCTTTGGTATGCCGCCACCGATGACCACCTCAAGTGCGGGCATCCGGTTTAATGCTTTTTCGATTGCCATGTGTGTTCCTTATCCGTGGGCTTTTATAAACGCTATATTTTTATCCACCGGGCCGCCTTTGTTGTAACGCCGCAGGACTGCGCCACCGCGAGCAAAGCCTTCGGGCAGAAGATTTAGTGCGGCGCCGGCCCTTCGCCATGTGTTTAATTTTGTAAATTCGTCCTGTGTTACGTAAGTGGGAGCAGGCTTGCCAATTCTTTTAAAAGAATTGGCCAGTTCGCTCGCTGCATCTACTTTTATTAAACCCGTATTACTCAAGTCCCGGACGTCATGCCAGTTGCCCTTCTTGACAAAATCTTGCACAAATGGCAAGTACTCTTTCTTTGGTGCGGCGTTTCCCTTACCTTTGATTTGACTGATTTCTTCCGGCAATTCCCCAAAAATTTCGTCTGCCGCTTTTTGGAATGCGTCCATTCGGTTCCCGTTGGGATTGTTTTTGTACAGCTCCGTGGCGCGATTTAAAATTAACTGACGTTGCTCAGGTGTAGGGTGAGGCAGGTCGAGAAAACCCATGTTGTACTCAAAAGTCTTAGGGAACTCATCTGCCCCGCCTTTAAATTGGTAGCTAATCGGATGCTTGCTCTTGGCAACTTCAATTGTTGTATGAGGTTCGCCCTTTGCGTCGACCAACGAGTACACCTTGGCTTCTCCGCTCTTAATTGCCTCCCAGCCGCCGCGTCCGTATCTAGGGCTACCTGAGTCACCGGAGCCTTCCATCCAGTCAGGGTGGCCTTTTGGCGGCTCGTAGCCCCTGACAGAATGCCCCATAGCATCGGACTCTTGCGCAAAGGACCCGGGCTTGTTAAGTTGAATCCACCTGTAGCCTTTTGGATATGATTTGTAGACGGGCAATCCTTCACGGGCCGCGGTACGAGCCACATTCATCTTTGCCGCAAGTTCCTGGTCGTATTGGTGAGTACGGCGGACAGCATCGGCCATGCTGACTTTGCTGAGCTGCTCTGGGCGGATGCGCCCGGTAGTCACATCTTCACGCAGCACATCCATGATGTGGTCAAAGCCAAGTAGCGGCACTATACTTGCAGTGCTGTTGGTTCCGGGTCTTCGCAATTCATTTACCACTTCCGTGTCTGGCACCTTTGCCGCCCATTCACCGCCTGGCTCGCTGGTAAAAACTTCACGAATTGTCAGGCCGCCGGGATTATTTGCTCGGATGGTGTCCCCCATCTGCTTAGGCCGTATTGCTTCGTCCGCCCGATACTCCCATAATTGCGCTTGGGGGGATGTTCCTACGCCTGTGTTTGGAAACCCGGCTTTTTCTCGGCGTATTGCAACTTCAACATCAGCGTTAGTGTCATGCAACTGATTAAGCAATTGGATGGCCTCATCCCCGGTTTTTTGTGGCAAATGCGTAATACCATCTTCTGCCAACTTGCGCACCGGGTCATTCGGCGTGCCCATCTGTTTCTTGACGTAGTTGGTCAGGTTGTTGTCAATCCATCTGTCAAGGGCCA